ACCGGCGCTTGTACTCCGTACTCCGCGGCCAACGGGATAGCAACTGCAATGGCGAAGAGCGGCAACTACTCATACAAGAGGTGGGTCTTCACCCTTAATAACCCTACCTTTGAAGATTATGTTCATGTTCTAGAGTTTTGCACGCTCGACAATTGCAAGTTTGCTATCGTCGGCGAGGAGAAGGGCGCGAATGGTACGCCTCACCTTCAGGGATTCCTGAACCTTCGAAGTAACGCGCGAGCTGCCGCCCTTGAGGAGTCGCTGGGAGGAAGAGCCTGGCTCTCTCGTGCCCGGGGATCTGATGAAGATAATGAAGAATATTGCGCCAAAGAGTCGACATACCTTCGAGTTGGTGAGCCAGTCTCCAAGGGTCGATCCTCTGATCTGGCCGAAGCGACATCCGCTGTGATGGCTGGCGTCCCGCTGACTGAGGTGGCCCGGAAGTTCCCCACGACTTATGTAATCTTTGGGCGTGGCCTGGAACGCCTCCGGCACCTGATCGTCGAGACGCAACGTGATTGGAAGACCGAAGTTATCGTTCTGATTGGTCCTCCTGGCACCGGAAAGAGCCGTTATGCATTTGAATTTCCCGCCGAAAACAAGTATTACAAACCACGCGGGAAGTGGTGGGACGGTTACTCGGGAAATGACGTAGTCGTCATGGACGACTTTTATGGTTGGTTGCCGTATGATGATTTGCTGAGAATTACCGACCGTTACCCGTTACGGGTTGAATTCAAAGGCGGTATGACTCAGTTTGTGGCTAAGACCCTGATCATAACAAGCAACCGCGAGCCTCGTGATTGGTACAAGAGCGAGTTTGACCTTTCAGCTCTGTACCGCAGAATTAACAAGTATCTTGTGTATAACATTGACAAGTATGAACCCGCCCAGGCATGTACCCTCCCGTTCCCAATAAACTACTGAGACGAATTTGCCGTGAGTCGTTTATTAAGGTAAACACTTGGCAGGGATTAAACACTTGGGCAGCTCGGTTAAGGTTAGGCACTTGGCAGGGAGTAAACACTTGGGCAGCTCGGTTAAGGTTAGGCACTTGGCAGGGATTAAACACTTGGGCAGCTCGGTTAAGGTTAGGCACTTGGCAGGGATTAAACACTTGGGCAGCTCGGTTAAGGTTAGAACAAGATCTCGTTTATGCCTAGAAGCCCGTGAATTGTCCAAATTTAATGTAGAATGTGAATTGCGCCTCTATGTCATACTGCGCGTTCACTCCTGTTGTGTTGTCCGGTTTACGAAGACTCATGCCCATGCCGTAATGCACCACTTGGTCTTGAGTGCAGTTGATCCATGTGAAGTTACGTCCCCCGAGGAAGAAGGTCGAGTATTTCGTCCCCTCGCCCGCCCCTTGTATGATGGGCTTAGGTACGAAGTACCTTCTGTGTACTCTGGAGGGGTCCCAAGTTCTCCTGCTGCTCGTTGAGCCGTAAGGGTCTATCGACCATCCCGTGGTTGCCGTCTTCACTATCTGCCCGTCTTTGTCTATCACGGTTGATCCCTGTGTCTTGCTCTTCTGATATATGTTGTACGCTGGTCTGAGAGTGATAGCTACCCCCTTGATCATGTAGTAATCGTAGGGGTAGTGGTAGTTTGGAGTTGATCCCGTCATGTAGCTGTTCGTGTCTCCGAACATCGCCCATCTCATGTTTAAGCCGCATATATTGTTGCCACGGGCCGGTGGGTCTGTGTACTGCGCGCCATCTTCTAAGCTTAAGCTTTGCCATTTGCCTGCCGCTGTCGGACCTGTTTGTGAGCCGAAAAAGCCGAATACGGTGTTCCTTGTGACCTTATATGTCACTACGGAAAACCGTCGTCGGGGTCTTGCGATTCGTAGCCTTCGTCTTCTGAATCTCCTGCGTAGACCCCGCCTCTTCCTCCGACCACGATATGCACGCCGATAGGAGCGACCTCGCATTGGCACCGGGGGCAGTGACTTCCTGTGGGTTATAAAAGACCGCACAAGCGCCGTTATATTATT